ACGGAAGGGTTAAGAACACTAGGAGTATTAGATGTTCAAAAACAAAATGTTCACGGTCAAATAGCTGAGTTATCTAAAGAGATTGAAGCTACTAAGAAAGAGCTAGAAGACGAATATGGTCAAGTTAATATTGACTTAAAAGACGGTTCTTATACTGAGATCGAAAAAGAAGATGCAGAATAATATAAGAAAAATCAGTATAGGTTCTGATTATAAAAATGATGCTATGCATTACTCGGTTGGTCAACAAGTTTATGGCGGACACGAAATATCGCACATTTTATTAAATGAATCTGACGGTTCTTATAATATTCATATTAAAAAAAACAATGAGGTAATGCCATGGAAGAAGTTTAATTCTAACATGGCAATCTCTGTTGAGTATGACTTGGAGTATTGAAAAGTATATACGACTTTATTGTAGAACCGCTAGGCGATGAGTACAGTAATAAAATTAAAGTTGGTAACAAGCAGCTAATTGTAAACACAGGTATAGAAGATTTTAAATTTGTAAATAGGTTAGCTAAAGTTTTAGAAACACCCAAAGCTTTTAACACAGGGATTAAAGCAGGCGATACAATTGTTATTCACCAAAATGTGTTTAGAACATTTTATGATATGAAAGGTGATAAGAAAAAAAGCAGATCTTGGTTTAAAGATAACTTATATTTTTGTGCTGCAGACCAAATATATTTATATAAAAATAAAACAGGTTGGAATTCGTTTAATGACAGATGTTTTATAACACCGATAAAAGACAAAGAGTCTTTAACATTGGAAAAAGAGCAAAGCCTTGTTGGTATATTAAAATACGGTAATAGCTTCTTAAAAGCGCTTAATATTAACCCAGGCGACCTAGTAGGTTATAAGCCTAATGGTGAATGGGAATTCTTAATTGAAGGTAAGCGTTTATATTGTATGAAATCAAATGATATTGTAATTAAGTATGAACACAAAGGAAACGAAGAAGAATATAATCCTAGCTGGTCAAATAGCTGTTGAAGAATTAATAAAGGTAGCAAAAGAACCTATTGTTGATTCTGATGATGACATATCAGCAGATAGACTTAAAAATGCTGCGGCTACAAAAAAGCTAGCAATATTTGATTGCTTTGAAATACTTAATCGCATTGAAGCTGAAGAAGATTTGTTAAATGAAAAACCTAAAGAAGTAAAAGAAGAAAAGTCTTTTAGAGGTTTTGCTGAAGGTAGATCTAAGTAATGTACGAACAAACTTTATATAAGGTATTAAAAGACCATGTAAAACCTAAAGTTCTTAAAAGAATGAACAGGTATAAAAAATGGGAATATGGCTATAACGAAGAGCACGATCTTGTCGTTATAAGTAAAACAGGTGAGATAGGAGAAATATACGAAATACAAAACTTAAAAATAGCTTTACCTAAAAAAGCTAATGTAGTTGAATTTGAAAATGATAAATGGACTTATTCTGAATACCCAAAAGAATTAAAAAAAATTAAATCTGTATTTGACTGGGAAGAATACCCGTTAGATTTTAAAGAAAAATGGTATGACTATATTGATGAAGAATTTACACGACGTGAAGAAGGCTTTTGGTTCATTAGCAAAGGTATTCCTACTTACATTACTGGCACTTATTATATGTACTTGCAGTGGAGTAAGATTGACGTCGGGCAACCAGACTTTAGGGAATCGAATAGATTATTCTACATATTTTGGGAGGCATGCAAATCCGATACCAGGTCATATGGAATGTGTTATCTTAAAAACCGTCGAAGCGGATTTTCATTTATGTCCTCAGCTGAATCGGTCAACCTTGCTACAATATCAACGGATTCACGGTTTGGCATATTGTCCAAATCTGGTGCCGATGCTAAAAAGATGTTCACAGATAAGGTCGTACCTATTTCCGTCAACTATCCCTTCTTTTTCAAACCGATCCAGGACGGTATGGACAGGCCAAAGACCGAACTCGCCTACAGAGTCCCTGCCTCCAAATTTACCCGTAGAAAGCTTGAAGCCAACGAAAAAATACAAGAAATTACCGGTTTGGACACCACCATCGACTGGAAGAACACCGGTGACAACGCCTACGATGGGGAGAAACTCAAACTCCTCGTCCACGATGAATCGGGGAAGTGGGAAAGGCCCAACAACATCCTCAACAACTGGCGTGTTACGAAAACCACCCTTAGATTAGGTAGTAGAGTAATAGGCAAATGTATGATGGGATCAACGTCAAACTCATTAGATAAAGGCGGCGATAATTTTAAAAAGCTTTACAATGATTCAGATGTTACACAAAGAAACGCCAACGGACAGACTCGCTCAGGACTCTATTCTTTGTTCATACCTATGGAATGGAACTACGAAGGATACATTGATTCTTATGGCTTACCTGTATTCAACACACCAAAAAAAGAAGTTACAGATCCACACGGAACAAAAATAACACAAGGCGTAATAGAGTACTGGGAAAATGAAGTAGAAGGTTTAAAATCAGATCAAGATAGTTTAAACGAATTTTACAGACAATTTCCGCGCACAACTAAGCACGCATTTAGAGATGAGTCAAAACAATCTTTATTTAATCTAACTAAGATATATCAACAAATAGATTTTAATGAAGATCTTAAGAATTCAATTAACGTAACAAGAGGAAGTTTCCAATGGGAAAATGCTGAAAAAGATACTAAAGTAATATTTATTCCAAATAATGACGGTAGATTTTTAGTAACTTGGGTTCCTCCTGAACAATTACAAAATAAAAGATATATAAAAAATGGTACTAATTATCCTGGCAATGAGCATTGCGGAGCATTTGGTTGTGATCCATATGATATATCAGGCACTGTGGACGGTAGGGGGTCGAAAGGCGCTCTTCACGGTTTAACAAAGTTTAGTATGGAGGACGTACCTCCTAATCATTTCTTTTTAGAATACATAGCTAGACCACAAACTGCTGAAATATTTTTTGAAGATGTACTTATGGCTTGCGTATTTTATGGTATGCCAATACTGGCAGAAAATAACAAGCCAAGATTGTTATATCATTTTAAACGAAGAAACTACAGAGGTTATTCAATTAACAGGCCGGATAAAAAATATAACAAATTATCAGTAACAGAAAGAGAACTAGGCGGCATACCAAACTCAAGTGAAGATATAAAACAAGCTCACGCAGCTGCTATAGAAACATATATAAATGAATTTGTAGGGCTCAAAGAAACAGGATATGGAGATGTATATTTCCAAAGAACGCTAGAAGATTGGGCTAAATTTAATATTAATAATAGAACAAAACACGATGCCTCTATAAGCTCAGGCTTAGCATTAATGGCATGTAACAAGCACAGATACACGCCAAGTCCTAAAAGAGAAAGGCCATTGCCAGTTGATTTAGGAATTAAAAAGTACGACAATAAAGGTTCAATATCAAAAATAATAAGTTAAATGAGTATATATACTAACACCAATAGCGCTTTTCCTAGTCAAGTAGTAAGCGACGCAGAAAAAGCAAGCTGGGAATACGGTACGCAAGTTGGGCAGGCTATTGAGTACGAATGGTTTGGTCAAGGGCGAACTAACGGTAATAGATATTTAACTAGTTGGAATCAATTTCACCAATTAAGATTATATGCTCGAGGCGAGCAATCAATACAAAAATATAAAGATGAGTTATCTATAAATGGTGATTTATCTTATTTAAACTTAGATTGGAAACCTGTGCCTATATTATCTAAATTTGTAGATATAGTAGTTAACGGTATATCAGGTAAATCTTATGACATAAAAGCTTATGCTCAAGATCCACAATCAATAAAGAAAAGAACTAATTATGCTTCTATGCTTTACGAAGACATGGTTGCTAAAGAATATTTAGATAGTTTAAAACAAACGCTTGGTATTGATTTATATCAAACGCCAAACATAGACACAGTACCAGAATCTAAAGAGGAACTTGAATTGCATATGCAACTGAGTTATAAGCAATCTATTGAAATAGCAGAAGAAGAAGCTATTTCAGCAGTGCTTGCTCAAAACAAGTATGATCTTACTAGGAAAAGATTGAACATGGACTTAACCGTATTAGGAATTGCGGTAGCTAAAACTGGATTTAATACAGCTGAAGGCGTAACGGTTGATTATGTAGATCCAGCTTATGTTGTTTACTCTTACACAGAAGATCCAAATTTTGATGACGTATACTACGTAGGTGAAGTAAAATCCATAACAATACCAGAACTTAAAAAAGAGTTTCCAAATATTGGTGAAAAAGAATTAGAAAGAATTCAACAAATGCCTGGTAATAGTCAGTATATAACAGGTTGGGGTAATTATGATCAGAACACTGTACAGGTTTTATATTTTGATTACAAAACATATCACAATCAGGTATTTAAAATAAAAGAAACTCCTCAAGGCTTAATGAAAGCTTTAGAAAAACCAGATACATTTAATCCACCTGCTAATGATAACTTCGAAAGAGTATCAAGATCCATTGAAGTGTTATACACAGGAGCAAAAGTATTAGGGTCAAATGAAATGGTTAAATGGGAATTAGCAGAAAATATGACTAGACCTACTGCGGATACTACTAAGGTTGAAATGAATTATGCTATATGCGCACCTAGAATGTACAAAGGAAGAATTGAATCTATTGTAAGCAAATGTATTGGCTTTGCAGATATGATTCAATTAACTCATTTAAAGCTGCAACAAGTTTTATCTCGTATGGTACCAGACGGTGTTTACTTAGATATGGACGGGCTTGCGGAAGTTGATTTAGGCAACGGAACTAATTATAATCCAGCGGAAGCATTAAATATGTATTTTCAAACAGGTTCCATAGTTGGTAGATCGCTTACTCAAGATGGAGATATGAATGCTGGTAAAGTGCCTATTCAAGAACTTAATAGTTCAAGCGGTCAAGCTAAAATCGCAGCACTTATACAAACGTATCAATATTATTTACAAATGATACGCGACGTAACCGGCTTAAACGAAGCAAGAGACGGTACAGCAATGGAAAAGAATTCGCTTGTAGGGCTTCAAAAGATGGCCGCTAACGCATCTAATGTAGCAACCAGACATATTAATCAGTCTAGTCTTTATATTACTCTTAAACTAGCCGAAAATGTTGCGCTTAAAATAGCTGATGCATTAGAATTTCCACTTACAAGAAGTGCATTACAAAATTCTATATCTACGTTTAATATAAAAACATTAGACGAAATAATTAATTTAAACTTACACGACTTTGGTATATTCTTAGAATTAGAACCAGATGACGAAGAAATTGCACAACTTGAAAACAACATTCAAGTTTCATTGCAACAAGGAAGTTTAGATTTGGAGGACGCTATAGACTTAAGACAAATTAAAAATCTTAAGCTAGCAAATCAAATGCTTAAAGTAAAACGCAAAGCAAAAGCTAAACAAGATCAAGCTAACCAACAAGCAAACATTGCAGCGCAAGGGAAGTCTCAAGCAGACACCGCGGAAAAAACAGCTATGGCTGAAGTGCAAAAACAAGAAGCTATAATGGGGGCTAACGTGCAATTTGAGCAATCTAAAAATCAAATGGAAATACAACGTATGGAAATTGCAGCGCAATTAGAAGCGCAAAAAATGCAAACAAAATTTCAATACGATATGCAGCTTAAACAATTAGATGTTCAAACAATCCAACAAAAAGAAGGAGCAATTGAAGATCGTAAAGATAATCGTAGCAAAATGGAAGCTACGCAGCAAAGCGAATTAATAAGTCAAAGAAAAAACGATGGCTTACCAATAGACTTTGAAAATCAGCCTGAACAAGGCATGCAAGCTTTCATGTAGAAAGTAACAACTATTTAATTATATTATATTATGTCAGAAGTAAAAACAAATGAACCTGTTAAACAGGAAGGCGAGTTTAAAATTAAAAAGAAAACTCCAAAAAAATTAACAACAAAAGATGATGGACCAATTAAGGTAAATATTAAAGAGCCTTTAATTGAATTACCACCAGATGTTACAAAAGTAATAATACCTAAACAAGAATACGATGCCATTCAAATCGGAGAAACAGAGAAGATATCTGTGGAAGAATCATCCGGAGATAGCGCAGAGATGGGAGAACCTATACAAGAGTCCAACGAAACTACTGAAGGGTTTTCTCCAATCAAAGAAGTAACTGAGGAAAAAGTTAAAGAAGT